CAAAATCATCCCTTGCTTTTGATTTTATGTCAGCCCTTTGTTCATCAGTTAATGGATCTTTTGAAGTAGCTTCTGCAGCCATAACTGCATCAGTTTGAGCTTGTGTTTTAAGAGCTTGTGGGCTTGAAGTGTCAAGGTCTTTAATTAATTGATCTCTTTCTTCTGGTGTTAAATCTTTTAATACTGCAGCATTTTGTTTTATAACATCAGCAGTTGACATACCAGCTGCTTTTTTAGCACCAAGATTTAAACCTTTTGTTTTAAGTGCAAGTGACTTACCTATTTGTCCCTTTTTTTGTAATTCTAACGCATCAATTTCTTTTTTAGATTCTTCAAAAAACTCCCTATCTTTTTTAGAAACATCTCTACCAGCAGCCATATCTGCTTCAATCTCAGCAAATGTTTTCTTTGTTACAAATGGATTTCTATCAAATCCTTGTTTATTTGCTCTTTTTTCAGCAATTTTTTCATCAATATCTTTAATTTCTTCTTGAGCTTTACCGATCTCTGCCGATTTAGTTTTTCCTAGAAAAAAATCTGCAATTGTATCACCACCTGGTAATGATCTAATAGCTCCTTCTATTATACTTGGAAGATTTAAAAAGAAGTTTACTATTCCTCCAAAAGCATTCTTAATTATTTCTTTAAAACTAAAAGACTTCAAAGCTTTTGCTGCATCTTTAAAACCTATCTTTTCCAATAAGAAAGCAATTAGATCTTTAACTAAATCTCCAACCGAACCAAAAAAACCTCCAAGTATATTACCGATAGCAGTAAATATACCATCTATAAATCCTTTATCTTTAAATCCTTCTATAAAACCTGTAATACCATCAATAACTGCAAAGATAACTGATATAAGTGTACCAATGACTGGTATTTTTCCAGCAAACCTAAGTATTTTTCCTATAAGGCTAGCAAAAGGTTTCATACCTTTGAGAATACCCGTAACGCCTCCAACAATTGATTTACCAAAGCTAAATATTGGAGTTAAAAAACCTTTGATACCGTCAGAGACTTTTTTAAACCCTAACAAGAATTTTCCTATAACTCCACCTTTACCAAAAACAGCTTGTAATTTTAGAGTTGCTGGATTAAAACTTTTTACCTTATCAACAAAGCCTCCTATAGCACCAAAAAATTTAGATAATATACCACCTTTAAAAAAACCTTGAAATGAAGATTTTGCTTTACTAGCTAAGTCTCCTATATTTTTACCTATGTTTGCTATCATCAAAAAGAATCTTTCGAAAACTCCAGCTTTACCAAAAACTGCCCTTAGTTTCATATCTTTTAAACTTTTTCCAAAGTTTACAAACAATCCTTTTAAATTAGTTAATCCCCTTCCCATTGCTAGAAACGGTTTCTTTATAGATTTAGTTATTGATCCAATTTTTGTTGCATTAACTATGCCTTGTAAAGTATTATGAAAACCTGTCAAATAACTAGCTAAAACTAAAAATGCTGCAGTACCGAGTTTACCGAAGGACATCTTCTCTTTATTATCGGGACCTCCATCTTTTTTAATTAGATCTTTACCTCTATCAGTTTTACTTTCAGGATCAGGCGCCATAGCCTTCATCATAGTAGCATTAAGATTGTTTATACCTTTTACTAATGGTTTAAGAGCATTACCAAATGCTTTACCTAGATCACCCATAGAATCATTATCAATATTAATTGATAAAGCTCCTCCTGGTCCTGTTTTTGCTGGTGTTGGCAACATTATTTTCTCATCTTCATTTGCATGTTTTCTTGTTCTACTCTAGCGTTTTCCTTTTCAATCCAAGCCACTAATAAATTAACATATATGTCTCGTTCAAATGGAATTAGATTCTCAAGGTCGCTCAATGAGTATTTATGGTGTTGCATCAATGAAAAGTTTGTATGATAGTAGTTTTCGAGCGAGTTGTATGCAACACTTATGAAAAAAAATCAAGAAGACCCTCTAATTGATAATTAACTTCTTCTCCACATTTAGCACATGTATACTTTACTGTATGTTTGAGTTTAGGTGTATTGTTAAAAAAATCAACAATTTTAGCAAATTGTTTTTGATCCAGACCTTCTAAAAATGTTGTTAATTCTTGTGATGTAAATTCACCATAAACTTGGTTAGCATCAAATACATTAATAATACATTTATCTAGCAATTCAAAAATATCTTTAATATTTGGATCTTCAGTAAATTTGCTTGGATCCACCATATCAACTGATGGATATCTCATTTTAATACCAATGTTATCGTCCATCATGACTACATCATCTTTTTTTTCTGGAAAATGTACTTTTATATCAGATATGTTAATTTCTACATCAGTAGTTCCTCCACACTCTTCCTTCATGTGATTTAATCTTAATTCTATTACTTCACCTACACTTTTTGCTCTTAGTTGAAGAAATAGCCATTCTAAATCAAATGGTGCTAATTTTCTAACTTCAAGTGGGGACTTAATACAATTTTCTAGTATTTGAAAGACTACGTTTAAGATCTCTTTTTGATCCTTACCTTGCTGAGCCATGAGAAGCATTTTTTCTTCTTTGACTAAGAAAGGTCTAAAATGAATAGCTTCTTGTGTAGATGGTAATGGAGTTTGAAACTCCGGTGTCGTCAATTGTGGTAATGTCATTATAACTCCTTAAAAAAATAATTTACTTGCGACTCTTAAAGCCGTTCCTCCTGACACCACTCCTCCAATTGCCTGTTGAGTTCTTGGTGATAAACCTGATATAGCTTTACCACCCAATGAAGCTGCTGCAGCTCCTAATCCAGATCTAGTAAAGAATCCTGCTTCTCTTGTTTCTGCACTAGACTGAACATTTCTCTTAGATGTGTCAGCGAAATATTTATAGTCAAATACTACATTTAATCTAACTAAATCATTTGCTGACCAATCCAATTGCAAATCTTGTATTGTTCTTGGATATGCTTCTCTTAATTCACAGCTGTATACTGGTTTCATTCCTTCTCTTCCACCAGTGACTGAAAAGGCATGAATAGTCATAGAACAAGTATAATTTTCCATATAGTTCAATTCTTTAACTGATGCTTGTGAAGTCACATCACCAAATGATCTAGCATGACCAATAATTAAATCTTGCCACAACTCAAAGAAAATTTTCTCACTATAATCTTCTGACATTAAGAAAGTAGCATCAACCGGTTGATAAACAGTATTTGTTGGATACTCTCTGCTCAATCCATAGTTGCCTTCTTTATATGGTGATGTGACAATAATTCTTCCAGGTAAAGAAACTCTTTCACATCTAAGTGCAAGATTTGTCATTCCTTCAGTTTCCCAACCAACAAAATTATTCTTTTTTTGTTCAAATGCTTTACCTATTTTATTACTTAGACTACTACCTAAAGCTCTTGAAGGAGCTGTAAAGGTTAACATAAAATGTGAAAGATGAGCAACACCGTTTCGGTTTACATTACCCGCGTGTGATTCTCTTCCGTCTGGTGAAACGCTGTTTGCCATTATTATCCTATCATCTCTCTGCTTTGTCTAAACACAAATGTTTTACTTTTCTTTCTAAATCTCTCTGTTGGTAAGAATAAAGCTGTATCCCATTGATCAGCATTTATTTTTACAAACCTACTTCTTACTTTAGGTAATAAGTATCTTTTAATACAAGGTTTAAAAAATCTAAACTTGCTAGCCTTATTTAGTATGTCATAGCTAAGTCTAATACGTGTGTCTTCATCAAATTTTTTATCAGTTGAAATAGTATACAATCCATCCATTAATCTAGCTCTCAAACGTGGATGTAAGTAATGAAGATTTAAACCTAAAAAGGATCCACCTTCAATTGCTCTTTGTCTTGTGAAGCCTCTTTTAAATGGAAACACTAATGGGAATCTATCATAGTAAGGTAATGTTTCTTTATGTTTTGGATCATAAAAGAAATGATACATAAAACCAACTTGAGGTACTCTTGTCAATTGAACTTTAGGTGCTGTTTTTATAATAGTATTTGGTTGAACACCAGTAGTTTGTCTTGCTAGGTTTCTAAACCAATTTCTTGCACTCCTAGTTCTTGCAGGAGTTTGACCTGCTCTAACTCCTTCTTCCAATAACTTTTGATAAATGTATGCTACCAACTTATTAAACCTAATTCTTTTTCTGTTATAATGACAAACTCCCAGTCCCTATCTTCACAGAATTCTCTGGCAGCTTTCCACTTATAAGTATTTATTGCAAATGTCTTAACTTCATTAATGTACCTTTTAGTCTTTCTATTTTGTACTTTTGGCTCTTTAACTTGTTTTAATGGCTTAACTTCCACCATTCTTGTCCTTAATCCTTCCTTCGTTCTCATTTTAACAAGAAAGTCAGGATAATATCTGTGATACTTGCCATCAATTGGATGTTTATATGGTATAAAGAATTCTTCACTTTGCCACTCTACAACATGGTCATTATTATCAAAATAAATCATCATCTGTTTTTCCCACGAACTACGATAAATAATATTAGTAGGATCGCCTTTATATTTTTTAGGGTTAATAGGTTTAAATAAACCTTTGTAAGTTTTAAAGGGCATATTCTATTTTATAACTTTAATAAAAGAAAGTCAAGGAAAATATGGCTGAGATATGGACAGCTGCAGCAAATAAAAATCCTAATTCAAGTCCAGCGACTCGTGAAGATGATGGTCCTTTAAAAAATTTAGATGGTTCGCTTGGTGCTGACGAACCATTGTATTTTCCCGAAAATATAAAAACTGTTGACAACTACATGATATTTGCAGCTTATAAAGAACATGCTTTTCAAGGTGCAACTCCTGGAATGCAACGACAAAATATGGATAAAGTTGGATCCGTTATTCTTCCAATGCC